TAAATTTGTACCAAATTTTAAATAAGTGTACATATCTTTAAGTCTGCCTGAGTATTCAGCCCAGTCAATAAATGCCCCTGTAGCACCGAGGATAAGCAACCAAACTTTAGATCCTTTGTAGACTTTCTTTAAAAAATTAGGATCATCGCCTATTTGTTTAAATTTATCCGGAGCGTTTCTTGCTAACCGAATTTGTTCTCTTTTTGCTTTTTGTGCTTCTCGCCTTGTATCAAATAATTCGCCTTCAGTGTCATCTGGGCCATATTTTAACCTAAACTTTTTTTCACCTTCTACTCGTATTTCTTCTATTTGAAAAAAGTCAGAAAGTTCATCTTCAAAAAGTTTTGATTCTTGATAAATTTTATTTGCTACAAATTCGTTAGCTCTCATCGCTATGCTACTCTTTCATCATCTCGGTTTTGATTTTGCATAGCTGCTGACCTTTGTATAAGTCTTTCTAATTCTGCACGACGTGGACCTTGAAGTTCAGCTAGCATTTCTGTAATTATATCTTCAAACATATTCTCAATGCGCATAGCATCTTGACGATTCATTTTGAATTCTGAATTATCACTTACTGGCATATCATCTTCTCGATCATCATATGCTTGTCTAGCTTCATCTAGATTAATTTCAAATGGATTTTTTCTGTCGCCGTCGGGTAGCATATCACCTATAACAGGTATATCTGATGCACTAGGAGCAACTGCTGGAATTTCAAAACCGCCTTCGCCTCCGATTGATATTTTACCAGTGTCGCAAACTTGATCAATATACCCATCCGATACAAATCTTTCCATCATCAATGATGCTAAAGGATTTGTTAAAAATCTACCTTGAGTTTCAAACCGATCTATAAATTTGTTTACCATCATTGTAATTAGCCATGCTGCACCTGTTGTAAGTATCAATACAGCTACACCAGCAAATATGCCAACACCAGACGATGCAAATACAGCACCAACTGCTGTTCCTATACCTCTTATCAAACCTATCCATGCCGCAGTACCAGCAAGCAAAGTTGGTATTGCTGCAAAAAGTTCATCTGATATTCGTTTTGTGATCGAGCTATCCGATCTAGATAAAACTTTGCCGCCGGAAGTATTTTTTTCTATCTTAAACTGCTGGTTTTCATTTTCAAGATCTATATCAATGTAGTCGTCTAAGTAACCATCATATCCCGATATTTCGCAAGGAACTCCCTGTATGTTGTTATCTCTAACACGTTGAATACCTAGCAAATAAGCATTGTAATCTGATAGTATAGTGACCATTTGTTGTCCAATTACAGCCGCACCGATAAATTTAAATAATGGTAAATTTGCTACTGCTACTAGTGTTTTTCGTCCTGGGCCACTGCTACCAAAAAAAGCTTCTAGACCACTTGTATCGAAGTTCTTAGCTCTTATAGTGCCTTGAGGTTTAGGTCTTTGGGTACTAGAGCTAGGTTTTGGTTTTTGTGTAGGCTGTTGCTGTTGTGTATTTGATGGTGTTTGTGTCTCAGCTCCTCTTGGAGTTTGACCTGAAAGTCTACTAGGCTTTGATCCTGTATATCTTGAAAAACCTTTAAATTTACGATGTAAAAAATCTTGTTTTCTACGCAATGTGTCTCGGAGGTTTTCTATTTGATTTTCTAAAACCCTTCTCATCATTCGATATTTTGGATTAGCTAAATCTTTTTTTACTTCTTTAATTCTTTTTTTGTAGTCTTTTTCTAATGCTTTATTAGCCTTTTTAAAAGCATCAGGAGCATCACAGTCGATACCATATTGTTTACAGATGTCGCCGACCTGTTGGTCAATCCATAAGTCTTCTGATTGTTCTAATAAAATAAAGTCAGCAGCTTTCATGAGGATTCCTTAATATCATGTTTATGTTATTTATGTCTCAACTGCGTTGATCCATGTCTTCGTTTGTTTGCTCAGCTATCGCTATCGCAAATCAAACTCAACAACTTACTTCGTACTAATACGCTTTTAGATTTTATCTGATAGTCTTTTTTAGATTTTTTTAGGTACTCGGGAAGAAAGATTCCTGTAGATTAATCTGCTCAGACGGAACCTGTTACGGTCCCGTCATAAAAAAAGCCTTTCGGTTTTCCTGTGAGTATCACCACCCGTGACATGGAAATAGGTATTTGTTTATACACACGTTCAATGGGCTCTGACCTTTCCCTACCTACGTCGACATCACGTAACACTGTTACGTTATCTGCACTCTCGTTCCTACTTGTACAGTTTTTATGAACATAGTGTGTTTTGTGACTGACAGCAGCAATCTATGTCAACTTACCGCCTCTGGGCGTTGGCTCAACATGTTACGTGTTTGGGTCTACTCCCCAACTTTTCCACAGCGGTATGTATCCGGCCCGCTAACCTTGTGTGCTGTATAATTGCCTAAAGTTTTGTTTTACCTGTTTCATTGCCTAGGTACTCCTTTAATATTTTAGAACTGCCTATACGAACGTTTATTATTCCGTTATAGTAATTGTCAGATTCTAAAACTCGCCTTTCAAATTGTTCTCGTGCTTCTAAATAACTTGCAATGCCTCTACTGGGACAAATATAAAGTATTTCTCTTGTGAATTTTTCTTTGCCTAAATTTTCTATATCTTTTGTTAAATGATCTGAAGAACCCCAGTAGTCTCTCCAATCACTTTCTACTTTTGTACGCCTTTTGTTTTTCTTTCCTTTAAGAGGTGGTCGAGTTTTTGTAGATTTTGCGTATTTCTTGCCTATATATTGCTTACCATTGGTTGTATTTGTAATAACATATACAAAACCTTCACAGTTATCAGGTAAACTATCGATTACATTGCCTTTATAGGTCCATTCCATATAATGTTTATATTCATGCCTTAGTCAGTGCCTTTCTTTCTGGTTTTTTTATTTTTTGCGTATTCTTCGTGTATTTCTTTTTGCCTGTCTCTAGCTAATTTGATAATATTTCTTAAGTGTCTTCTACTTGATCTGTGTGTTCTAAAACTGTGCCTGCTTTGAAATTTTATATTAGCGTCGTAGTACCTTAGATACTCTTTTACTAACTTTTCATGAGTTGTTTCTTCTTTGTTATTTGATTCTTCGGTCATTCTACAACATCCAAGTCTGTTGAGTAAGAAGTAAAACCTGATTCTTTTATTACTTTGAGCACATGATTTACTCTTCCTACTAATTCATCTTTGTGCGAGATAAGGAAAACATTTTTTCTACCTTCTCTGCCCATGTGTTTGATTACACCTAGTGCATTTTCAACACCAGCTGAGTCCATACCGCTGTCTATCAGCTCATCGATAAACAACAAATTGATATTTTGATATAGATTTTCCCATACGTCTCTAAATGCAAAACTTAATCCAAGTATAAGTCTATTACGTTCGCCTCGACTTAAGTTATCAAAGTCTAGATCTTGTCCTAGTTGCGTAATTTCTACATTTAGATCATTTTGAAACTCAACTTGATGCGGAAGACCAAGTTTTGAAAGATATGAAGTAAGCCTGTTGTTTAAATAGCTCAAATTTTGATCAATAATCTTCTTTCGAATGAAACTATCTTTATTTGTAAGCAATTTTAGCAAGAATTCTTGATGATCTTGGTAATCAGTAAGACGATTTACAGTTGACCAATCAATTTCTTGAAGTGCAGTATTGGTAAGTTCTTTAATTTGTGCTTCATAAGGATCAGTTTCGTTCTGTTTTGCTTCAAGACTTTGTGAAAGACTGTCTATGTTTTGTCTATGTTCGTATGCTTCTTTCATAGATTCATAAAAAACTGTGGGTTTGCTTTCTAAATCACCAATATCAGCAATGCTTTTCTGTGTTTTATCAAGCGTTTCGGCAATTTCTTGCAAATATTTTGCAGATTCGTCTAATTCTTTGGTCTTTTTTGCAAGAATTTCTTGTTTTTTGTCGTCGTGCAGTGGTTGATCACATGCATAACACACTGCATCTTCAAGATCTTGAATATCTTTTTCTATTTTGTCTACAGTTTTTTGTGCTCTTTGCTGTGCAGACTCTAAAGCTATCCGTTCTTTTTGCAAATTTTCAAGTTCAGTATTGGTTGTTTGCCAATTTTGTAGCTTTTCGTGGTTCTCGATCTCAGAATCAATGTCTAGTTTGCCCAATTCATTGATAGCAGCTTCTAATTTTTCAATATCTTGCTTTCTTTTTGCTTGCCAAGCACGTTGAGTACCACCAAGACTGGCAATTGTTTCTTCAATTTTCTCATTTGCTGACTGAATTGCTGTAATTTTGTTAGTTTCAGAGTCAATAGTAGTCTTTGTTTCTCTAATTTTCTCTTTTAGAGCCTCAGCTTTTTCAGAAAGTATGGTAATACCAAGCAATTGTTCAATAATTGCACGCTGATCGTTAGTACGCATTGCTAAAAATGGCTCTGAATAGGTATTAAGTGCTACAATATGCTTAAACATATCGTGACTCATACCTAATAGCTCATTAATTGACTCTTGAGTCTTTCGAGAGTCGCCTTGTGACTCGTCTGTAAGCTCTTGTTCTTCATTATTCACATAAAACTTAGTAAATGTAGGCGATCTACCACGTTCGATACGGTATTGAACATTGTTTTTTTCAAAATTCAACGTTACTAACATGTGTTTTGAGTTCGTTTTGTTAATAAGGTTGTTTCTTTTGATATTAGTTAGTGCTTGGCCGTAGAGAGCGTAAGACAATGCATTAATAATTGTAGTTTTGCCCGTCCCGTTTCGTGAGCCTGAGTCATCACCTCCTTGATCTAAGTTTTCACCAAGCACTAGAGTGAGCTGTTCTTGATCAAATCGAACTGCTTGAGTTTGATTACCAACGCTCATAAAGTTTTTAACTGTTAAATCTTTAATTAGAATTGTCATATAGGTTATTTTTAGTATAATATACTATAGATTTCTATAAATGTCTAGTAATAATTTTTGATCGAACGATTCTGAATCAATTGCTACAATTTCTTTAGAAACAATTTCATCTACGCTTTCAAATTTGCTAATATCTAGATTAGTAGTAATTTCATCAATCTGTTTTTGTGGAATAAGTGTAATTTCTCTGCAATTATGCTGCTTAACGTAAGTTTCCTTAATGAAACTAGCTTCTTCGTAGCTAATATCAATGTCAATAGAAACTCTAAGATACATTTTGTCTTTGATAATATTGCTTTCGGGGTCAAGCAGCTCAGAAAGTTTTACTGTACGGTACTTAGGACAGTTAGACCAATTGATATATTCGGGTTCCTTGTCGTTTTCTCGATCTAAAATTACCATGCCACGTTCGTCGTCCCATGCATCTGAGTAATTATGAGGAAAAGCATTGCCAATATAATGGATATTACCTTTTATTTGACGCTTGTGAAAGTGCCCTGAGAACACATACTTCTGATTAACAAAATGAGATGCTCTTAGATCACCGTGTTCTGGCATTTGAACATGAGCGTTCATTAAAAATGTTGGCAATTCAAAGTGACCAAACATATATTTAGACTTTGATTGTTCTATTTTCTTCCATTCGTTGTCAACTAGCCAAGGCACAAACGCAACATCTTCGATTTCAGTAAATTCATCAATAACTGTAACGCCTGGAATATGCCTAGCAAAGTTAGTTGAACTCACATCACGTCTATCTTTGTAATATAAGTCGTGATTACCTACAAACATGTAGAAATTTTCAAAACTTTTGCCTAATTTTTCTAAACAACGTACAGTATAATCGAGTGTACCGATATTAACGCTGCTACGATTATGATGCCAGTCGCCACAAAATATTGCAGTTTCGCAATTATTTTCTTTTGCTTGTTCGATAAACCAATCTACAAATTCTTCGCAGTCGGTATTATGTATTTTACTGTTGCTTTTTAAGCCAAGGTGAATATCTGTGAAGATTGCTGCTTTTTTAAACAATTTTTCCTCGTATGTTATTAATTTGAAGCATCCCAGTCACGTTGACTTTGTCTTGTATAACTAGGATTCATATTATTCATTTCTAAAATGTCGTCTCTAATATTTTGATTACGTTTTTCTAAATTTATAACCCGTACAAAACTATTTGTAACTGCTGCTGTGTAATATGCAAATGGATTTTGACTCTTAGATTCATCAAACTGTAGTCCTATTTGGGTAAGCTGTAATATAGCTTGCCCTTTCATTTCGTCGTTATAAGTATATCCTCTAACGTTACCTCTAGTAGAATATCTTTCGCACAATTTCATCCACATATGAGCAAGTTTATTGGTAACTTTGCCGCTTTGCTTGTCAAAATAACCATTTTCCATGCCGCCTTGCCAATGACTTTTGCCTATACATTCTAATTCGTCATTTTCGTTAAATTTAAAATGTTGAAAAGCAGGAAAATTTAGTTTAGTTTTTGTGTCAGCTAGAGACTTAGGAGTTTTCTTTCTGCCAATTTCTTCTGGGATATGATCAAAAGTCATAACTCTAAAAATAAGATCTTTTTTATCAATCTTTTTATAATTAACTTCGCATTCGGCTAGTTTTATTTTTTCGCCTGCTGCTTTTCGCCGGTCGTAATCTTGATGTTGTAATCTTTTTGCTTTATTACGTTTAGCTTCTGCTACAGTTCTAATGTTTATTTTTTGCAAAGTTTCGTCTAGAGTAGAATACGGTGTAGGCATTGGTATAATAATATCATATTGATGATAATCATCATCGACATAGCTGCAAAATGTATTTTTTGATTTGTGTATTTCTAGTAAAATATCTTTGTTGTTTAGGTAATTATATCTTTTCATTAAAATTCCATAAAATAATATTTATAATATAATGTATGTGTATTTTTGTCAACTAAATAATGTATAAAATTTTATTTAGGAAGCAAATATGGCATTACCATTTGTAGAAAATCCAACAGAAGAAAGCCAAAGTCGAAGTTCATTTGATCCTACATCAACCAACGATGCAGCGTTAGGTAGTTCTACGATAATTGGTGATAATACAAATAGACTTGACGAATTTGTTGACAATGAAACATACGAAAGAAAATTTTTTAACAGTCAATTACGGTCAAGAAATATTCCTGAAGGAGCAAATCCAACACCAATAACACTTCAAACTGCTAGCTGGAAAGCCACTGGTGCTCAAGACTGGCGAGTGAGATTAAGTATACCACCAGGAATAAGTTTTGGACCTTTACATCGCAGTATTGCTCGTACAAATGGATTAATTTGGCCGTATACTCCTACAGTTTCGTTAGGTACATTTGCTGCTTACTCAGAACAAACGCCTACACACGCACTATATCCATATGTTGTTTACCAAAACAGCGGAGTAAGTGATATTAGTATTTCGGGCACTTTTACTTGTCAAACAGAAAGAGAAGCAGATTACATAATTGCTGCACAGCAGTACCTTAAAACAGTAACTAAAAGTGCATATGCAAATAGTGCATTCCAAGGTTCACCGCCTCCGGTTGTAACTTTAACTGGTTACGGACGGCATGTGCTTCCAAATGTGCCAGTCGTAGTAAAACAATGGAACATTAGTTTGCCTTCAGATGTAGATTACATACAATCTAGTGTAGGTGCATATGCACCTACAAAATGTGAAATAACAGCTAATATGCAAATTGCAATTAGCAGAGGCAAATCACAAACATTTAGTCTACAAGGTTTCGCTGCAGGCGCATTAGATGGATTCTTATAATGACTACAAAATATGATTCACCAGACTATAGCAGAGCTAGTCCTTATTTTAAAACCGACATACAAAATGATTTGTATTTAGATATTTTAAAAATTAGGCCAGTGCCAGCAAGAGCAAACGATGTGCTTTACAAAATCGAACCCCAATACACACATAGGCCGGATTTGTTAGCATATGATTTGTATAAAGAACGAGCTTTATGGTGGGTTTTTGCACAAAGAAATCTAAATGTTATTAGAGACCCTGTTTATGATCTCGAAGCTGGTGTAGAAATATATTTGCCTCAAGCAAAATATTTAAAGGAACTGCTGTAATGCCTACTTTTAATATTGATGCAACACTTGCTAACGGCGGAGAAAGCACAAGAGAAAACACAGATACTCCAGTAAGCGATACTAGCTGGCGTACTTGGGTAGATAATCCTTTATCACCTGATGAATTCTTTTATCTTCGTGAGCCTAATAGAGCAGCAGGCGCCGGCGGAAATAAAAATCCAACACCGAATGGCGGCGGCACAGGTGCAACTGCTGGCGGAAAAAATCCATTACATAAATTTGCTTCTTATTCTTGGATGTGGTCTTTATGTTGTTTGTCTAAAGGACAGACAAATTTTCCCGATTCGATAAAAGGGCAATTTAAAGCAGGTATACCGGTAGCTGTTGATATGGGAGCAAGTGATTATCATTTTGACTCTATGCGAATTCAAGGTATTGCTGCGCCAAATGCGCATATTAGAAACACTCATTCTATAAGTTTTGATTTTGATATATTTGAACCGTATAGTTTAGGTAATTTTATTGAAGACTTAGATAAAGCAGCAAGAGCGCAGGGCTGGGCTAACTATTCAGATGCTGGATGGATGCTAGGTTTAAAGTTTGATGGCTGGGACGATCAGGGTCGCCCTGGAACTGTAGGACCATTTAATTTTGTTGTAAAATTAATTAACGCAAAATTTAAATATACCGAGGGCGGCACAATGTATCAGTGTCAAGCAATAGCATGGAATGATCAAGCATGGAATGATGAAAACGCTACTCTTAAGACCAATGGTACACTTGTTGGAGACAAACTTAAAGATATCTGTTTTTATGGACAAAATAGTTTAACTGCTTTGCTAAATTCCCAAGAATTGAAAAAACAAGAAAAAGGTTTGATTGCTGAAGGCGATCAATATTACATAGTATTTCCTGATACAAAAACAAGTGCTGAAGAATCAGCAGTATTAACAGCACTTTCGTCGCCAGGCGCGGCTGAATTTGCAGTAAAGTGGTTAGAAGATTGGGATAAGGAAAGAGGTATAGGAAGTTTAAGCGCTGCTGAAAATTCAACAGGAGATGCACAAGCTTATAAAGCGTTTGACGACTGGGTAGCACAAAATAAACAATACAATCTTAGTGGTAACAAAGGTACTAATTCAAGAGGTCCTGTAATTTATAATTTTTATAAAGATAACTGCAACAAGATAGGCGAGTCAACATTAAGTAAAACACCTTTTGATAGAAAAGTCAATAAAATGGGACCTGTTCGCAATACACGAACTGATGAAAATTACGACATTTTTCAAAATAGATTTAATTTATTAGATCATGATTCTTTCAGTATTAAGTGTGAAACAGGTAATAGAATTATTGATATATTAGAAGAACTAATTTTAGCCAGTGAATACGGTCGAAACGAAGGAGTCAACGGCAAACCTGATGAAAATAACAAAGTTAATTGGTATAAAATACAGTGCTTTGTGTTAGCAGAAAGCAGTGCTAAAGAACCTGAAAGCGGGCGTACTGCTAAAACATATATCTATAGGGTTATCGAACACAAAGCAGCATTAAACAGATTTGCAGCGCCTGGAAGTATAGGCAAAGGGGGAGGATCTCCTGCTAGGATTTATAATTACATTTACACTGGCTTAAACAATGATGTTCTTAAATTAGATTTAGATTTTAATTATTCATTCTTTGCGCCGATTACGTCAGATATGGGACACAACGAAGCAACAGCCGCATTAGGTACACCAGGATTGCAACACCCTAAAGGTGCAGATGTATTAATGAAATCAGTAATAGGCTCGCCACCTAGCTCTCCAGACGAAATAACGCAAACTCAAAGTCTTCCGCAAAGATCTAAAATGACTATAGGTACACCTAAACATACAGAATCTATAGCTAACAGAGACTGGCACAACATATTAATGAATTCAGATATTGATTTGCTAAACATAGAAATGGATATACACGGCGATCCAGTTTATTTGCAGTCAAACGGATGCGGCAATTATATTGCTGGCAGCGACGGAAATTTAACAAAAGACGGAGATCTTGAGTATATAAACAGTGAAGCGGATATTCAAATAAACTTTGAAACACCTTATGATTTAGGTGTTCCGTGGACAACACCCGGACAGTACAGATTTACAGGATTCTATCAGGTAGTAAAAGTGCAGAGTACATTTACAAAATCAGAAGGATTTAAACAAACACTTAGCTGTATTCGTTACAGACAGCAAGGCGAAGGCACTAGTACTCCAATGTATGAACCAGGCGGCGAATTAATATCAGATGTAAAAGAATACAGGGAATAACAGTAAATGAGACCAGAATTAAATCAAGGAACATCAGGTGTAACCCGCAATACACGTACTTCTATGGCCGGCGGCGCTGGAACAAGTACGGGTATATATATTGGTCGAGTTGCAAATAATATCGATCCGCAGAGAATGGGTTATTGCGAAGTTGAAATTTTACCTAATAGTAAGCAAGGTACAACAGCAGGCGATGACACTCAAACTATTATTGCAAGATATACTTCACCTTTTGCAGGCCAAACTAATTATACCGCTAGCGGAAAGCAAAGTACCTATGCAGAATCACAAACATCATATGGATTTTGGGCAGTACCGCCTGACGTAGGTGTATTGTGCGTGGTTGTAGTTGCTGAAGGCGGCGACGGCGAAGGATTCATAGTTGGCTACATGCATGACGAATATATGAATCAAAATTTGTTTAACAACCTTGAGTCTAATTTTAACAAAAAAGACGTAGGACCATCACGAGCATTTTCGGGTCCTGATGATGCTGCTGCTATTGCTGAGTGGGATGCTGCTGTTGATCGTAAAAAGCGAGGTAAAAATAATGAGATAAAAACTCTTTGGGGAATGCAAACTAGAGAAGATAGAGAAATTTTTGCAGGTACAATGGACCATTTTGAGTTTTCATCGGCAATAACAAGCGGCGCTAGAAGAGACACTCCGTCTAATGTGTACGGGTGGAGTTCACCAGGCCCGCCAGCCGTAATGGATAATGCTCCTAGATCTAACAAGGTTTTTAACCAAAAAGTAGGGGAAGATGTAAATCCTGTACCTAAAATGCGTATGGGCGGAACTAACATTGTTATGGACGACGGAATGCTAGGATTTACTAGCGCAAGATTTCCGTGGGACGGACATAGAGATTATAAAGGCACAAAGCCTGATATAACAGATTATAATTCAAAAGCAGAGAGTCAATGGGACGGAGATCACTCTAACTTAAAAGACACTTATCTACATGAACAATTTCGTATTACAACACGAACGGGTCACAGAATTATCATGCACAATTCAGAAGACTTTATTCATATAATGCACGGCAGTGGTATGTCTTGGATTCACATGTCACCTAATGGAAAAATAGATGTGTTTGCAAAAGATGGAATACACATGGCAAGCCAAAGCCAAGAAGGTTCTCCTGAGGAAGACGGTCAAGCGCAAATTAATTTACATGCATGTCAAGTAAATGTAGAAGCACAAGATATTAACTTTTCTGCGCATCGTAAGCTTTATATGGAACAAAGAAAAGATTTAGGTTTTGGTTCTGATGGTAAGCACAGAGGAGCAGGTCAACGCCAATTTGCTCTCGAAGTTAAAGATGGTAGAATGGAAATTCTAACAACTAACGGTTTTGGAATTTCAACATTTAAAGGATCAAGTTTAGTTAGGGCAGATAATTTATATCAAGGAAATCTACAGTTTCATATGGAAAATAGAAAAGATAATTTTATTGTAAAATGTTTTCCGTTTCAACCGACTAACTTAGGGGAAACTGAACCAGATTTAGAAGGAAAAACCTCAACTATAGATGCATATTGTCATCCTGAAGGACCTGATTTTGATGATGTAGGCGGCCACAACAGATCTAAATCTTATTATGACCTGGCTGGTGAAAACGAAATTACAACAGACGAAAACGGTCGAATAGTAGAAAAACTTAAGAAATGGAGTACTGATGAATTTAGAGGACCGTATCTTGAATTAATAGGAACTAAGTTACAAAAGGAGATAGGCACTGGAGCCAAGGAGTGCACTGACGAAGCTCCAGGCGGCCCACAAGATGGGTCAGGCACTGACGAAGTCGGAGCAGTTATTAATAGAGTGCGATTAGCTACAACAGGACCCCACGAATTCTATCAAACATGGCCGTTGATTTCGAACACACCTAACAAAAAGGGTGAAGGCGAACAAGGTGGTCGTGGTAGTTGGAATACAAAACCAGTTAAAAAATATGAAAAATCAGAAAATTGGCCTGAGGGATATTACAAAGATCCTACATTTACTGTAATAAAAACAAATCTAGGAAGAATGCCTGCTGGGCATCCGTGGCGACATGAAGAGTCAATGAATAATCATTTATTCCATCCGCCGTTGACTACATGGGGGAAACAACAAGAACACGACTTATGGTATTCAGGATTAGAAGTTACAACTAGTAATTTCAGTATTCCGCCTGAAGGTTACCAGTCAGCAGATCATATAGACTGTAGAGAATATATTATTAAAGATAGGAAAGTTATATAATGTCTCGTATAGAAAAAAAGATATACAAAGAAGTTATTATACCTACTTCAAAGAAGCAAAGTTATGGTTTGCCTACGCAAAGCTATAAGGGTTTTTCAACTACAAGTCCTTCTAAAAGATCAACTAAAGTTTTTGATTTAGAATGCATTAGACAAGATATTATTAATCACTTTCATATAAGGCAGGGCGAAAAGTTGTCAGATCCTGAGTTTGGTACAATTATATGGGATGTGTTGTTTGACCCACTAACAGATAGATTAAAAGAAGCTATTGCGGAAGATGTTACAGAAATTATAAACTATGATCCTAGAGTAAATGCTGACAAAATAATTGTAGATTCTTACGAACATGGCATTCAAATTACCTGTAACATTACCTATGTTCCTTACGATGTATCAGAATATTTGCAGCTTAGATTTGATAATAGAGCTGGTTATTTAATACCTACAACAAACGATTATTCAGAACAAAGATCATATTAAAAGTTTAGTACGCATTTTATATTAGCATAAATACCTTATATATTTGAAGGTTTTTATACATGTCTAATACTGATCGGCAAAATAGGCTATTAGTAGCTGAAGATTGGAAGCGTATCTACCAAAGCTTTAGAAATGCTGAATTTCTTTCCTATGATTTTGATAATTTACGAAGAACGATGATTACGTACTTGCGACGTAATTATCCTGAAGATTTTAATGATTATATTGAGTCTAGTGAATATATTGCTTTAATTGATTTAATAGCATTCTTAGGACAGAATTTCTCGTTTAGAACAGATTTAAACGCTCGAGAAAACTTTCTTGAAACAGCAGAAAGACGTGAAAGCGTGCTACGGTTGGCTAGGCTTCTTAGTTATCAACCTAAACGTGTAATACCTGTAAACGGGCTATTAAAAATTATTTCAGTAACAACTTCTGAAGATGTTAGAGATGAAAATAATTTAAATATATCCGGAACAAATATTAGATTTAATGATTCTCAAGATGTCGGCTGGAAAAGTAAATTTACAAGAATATTAAATGCAGCACTTCCGTATGAAGCTAGTATAGGTAATCCATTACAAGAAGAAACAATTAATGGTATCTTAACCCAACAATATAGATTTAATAGTGCAAATGTAGGTTTACCTATTTTTCCTTTTACCCGTCCGATAAATGGCATAAACAGACCCTTCGAAATTGTAAGTACTGGAATAGAAAATGGTTCTATAGTAGAAGAAGCTCCGTTTAACGGAAACAAATTTGCAATTCTATATCGATCAGATGGTAGAGGAAATCAAAGTGAAAATACAGGTTACTTTATGCACTTTAGGCAAGGAACACTCATAAATGGAGATTTTACACTTAATGAAGGTAACAGTAATCAAGTAGTAGCTATTGACGATACAAATGTTAATGAATCAGACGTTTGGCTGTACTCGTTAGATGCACAAAACAATGAAGACGAAGAATGGACAAAAGTTGTTTCTACTGAAGGAAATAATGTAATATATAATAACTTAAATAAAAATGATAAAAATGTTTTCAGTGTGTTAACTAGATTAGAAGACAGAATTAGTTTGGTTTTCGGAGACGGAACTTTTGGTAATATTCCATTAGGAAAATTTAAAGCGTATTTTAGAGTATCTAGTCCAGATGTAGGCTCTTTAGATCCAGAAGAACTTTCAGCTATTAGTTTAAATATTCCGTACATAAGTAAGTTTGGTAAAGAAGAGACACTTAACATTCAATGCCAATTGCCTAATACTATAAACAATGGTTCTAGTTCTGAGTCTAATGAAAGTATAAAAACTAACGCTCCGGCAAATTACTATACACAAAATAGAATGATTACAGCTGAAGATTATCAGTTAGCACCTATTACAAGGAACCCGGACATTGTAAAAGTTAAAAGTGTAAACAGAATAAGTAGTGGTATTAGTAGATATTTTGATCTATTAGACAGTACAGGAAAATACAGTAAAACAAATTTATACGGTAATGATGGTATTCTAACAAAAGAATTACTACAATTTAAAGAAAAATTCTCTTGGCAAACAAGAACTGATATTGCCGGTGCGATAATAAATGTTGTGCAGCCTGTGCTAGCAAATAAAAATTTACAAAACTTTTACTACAGCGAATATACAAAAATAAAAGTAAATGACTTTAACAATTTTTGGACAAGTGTATCTAGTAGTACGAATCAAAATACAGGTTATTTTAATGACCTTGGCGGCCAATTACAATTGCTAGGAGATTTTACTACAAGTACATTAAAGCTTATTAAGCCTAATACTTTGTTAAAATTTGTTGCACCAGAAGGCAAGCATTTTATGAAAAGCAATAATAATGCTTTAATGGACGGCGAAGCGGATCATAAAGATTCAGTTACTTATCTTTGGACAAAAGTATACAGTATCCAAGGTAATGGTACAGAATTAACAGACAACGGAGACGGACCAGTAAAATTATCTGATATAATTCCTACAGGTGCAATATTAGATCAAATCATTCCAAAAATGTCTAATGAATTATTTACTACTACACAGACACAGATAGTTAATCAAGCATTTGCAAGACAAACTTTTGGCTTAAGATATGATACAAATAATTTAAAATGGGAAGTAATTACCCTTGAAAATTTGGATATTTTTAATGACTTCAGTTTGAAGCAAGCAGGGAATAATTCGAGCAGACAATTAGATAGTAGTTGGCTGTTATTGTTTGAGCCAGAAGGCAATACTTATACAGTAACATATAGAGCATGTAGGTACTTGTTCGAAAGTCCTAACGAAATTAGATTTTATTTTGATTCATCAGATAAAGTTTTTAATAAAACAAGTGGCAAAACATTAAAAGATAAAATTTCTGTTTTGAGTATAAATCCAAAACCTGATTCTACAGATGCTTTTACTGTTGATTATGATTGGTCTGTATTAGCAAGTTATAGAGATACAGATGGTTATGTTGATAGTAGCAAAATGGAAATTACTTTTTTTGATAGCGACGAAGATGGAATAGTTGATGATCCTGATCTTTTTGAAGTAATTGTTGCTGACGAGGTAAACAGTGAAAATAAAATTGTATATAGACAAAGACAGCAGAACGCTGACGGAAGCGAACAATATTTGTATTTTCCTAATTCAAACAACGAAATTATTTCGTTTGCAACTAAGGCATCAGTGCAAACGACTAGCTTGTATGATGATGGACAAATATTCTATTATCTAGACGAGGATTATTTTGAAGTTCTAAACAAAGAATCAAATTCACTAAAGGTTACAGCAGACTACCGAGCTGTTTCTGGCAGAGATAATTTAAAATTCCATTATGTGCATTCTGCAGATAAAGATAAAAGATTAGACCCGAGTGTAAGCAACATAATAGATGTATATGTGCTTACTCAATCTTATGACACAAGTTTTAGAAGATATCTAAGAGACGAAGCAGAAAAACCCCTGCCTCCTAGTACTGATCAGCTATATCTTTCTTACAATGCAAATCTTGCTTCTATCAAATCAGTAAGTGATGAAATAATTTATAATCCTGTAAAGTACAAAATAATTTTTGGTGCAAAAGCAGATAGTGACTTGCAAGCAACATTTAAAATTGTTAAAAATCCAGAATCTGTAATCAACGATAATGATATAAAATCACAGTGTTTAAGTGCAATTGAAGAATTTTTTGCATTAGAAAATTGGAATTTTGGTGATACATTCTATTTTAGTGAATTGAGTGCGTATGTAATGAAACAACTTAGTCCTGACATAGTTACATTTATTGTCGTTCCTAGCGATGCAAATAGAGTTTTTGGTAGCTTATTTGAAGTAAAATCAGAATCAGATGAAATATTTGTAAGTGGTGCAAAGATTACAGATTTAGAAGTTATAGATGAAATCACAGCGACTAAAATCCAAGCTAGCGGATTAATTACTACGTCAACTACTGATGTAAATGCAGGTGTACAAAGCACTGCCTTAAATGTAACTTCAACAACAAATTATACTTCATCTAGTTCAAGTAACAATAATTCAGGAGGCTCATACTAATAATGGCTTACGATAATTTTCAAAATGAACCTAACTTGCCAGTTAACGGATCTTCTAAAAGACGTAGTAGAGATCATTTACCTAAAATTTTTAGAACTCCACAGAATAGTAAATTTTTAAATGCAACATTAGATAGGTTTATATCTCCTGGTTTAATTAACAGAGTTAATGGATTTGTAGGGAGAAAAGATTCTAAAGCATATAATATAGATGACACATACTTCGATGATGTTTCTAAAAAGAGAAATGATTATAAGTTTGAGCCTGCGTCGATTATAAAAGATAATTTAGGCAATACAAGATTCTATAAAGATTTTAATGATTATACTAATGCATTTGCAAATTATAATTCTGCTAACAAAGATTATAGTTTATTAACCCAGCAAGAATTTTATGCATGGAACCCTAATATCAATTGGGATAAATTTGCTAATTTTAGAGAATACTATTGGTTACCTAGCGGGCCTCAAGCAATTAGTATTGCTGGAAACTCGGTAGAAGTTGATAGTACTATAAAAGTAAGACTTGGTGATAATTTAGATTCGTACTCGTATATCTTTACACCAGATGGATTAACGAACAATCCTACTTTAACATTGTATAGAGGCATAACATATAAATTTGATGTTGATATACCAAATTTTCCTATTGTATTTAGAAGTAAATTAACCGATCAGCCGGATTTTGATTTAGATAGTTCATCTATTATAATATATGAAGGCTTAGATATACAAGGTTTAGAAAAAGGCACAGCAACTTTACAGTTAAGCCAGTATGCGCCGGACACTCTATGGTATGTATCAACAGAGGATATTAATATTAATGGACGCATTGAAATCAAAGATTTAGAGGAAGCTGCTTTTGTTGACGTAGAAGCAGAAATTCTACAAAAGAAATACTATAAATCAGGCAACGGCGTTGAATTTTCTAATGGAATGAAAATTAAATTTATC